CAAAGATTATTTCTACGAAGATTTAACACAAGAGCAACAAATAATTGTAAACCACATTTCAGACTTGCAACGCAAGATACAATCTTCTGAATTTAATTTACAACAACTATCGTTTGGAAAAGATGCTTTTATTAATTCGTTAAAAGAAAAACTAGAAAAAAAATAAACTGATGGAGGATTTGAAAATTTTTGGAATATACGGAATCAATATCTCAGCCTTGGCAATAAGCATCTCTGAAATAAATCCTTATCTCCAAACTTTAGTCTTGGTTTCAACCTTTGCGTTTACAGTAATTCAAATAATAAAAGCACTTAAAAAATAATGGCGAAAGTAGATATAGATGGAGATGGAAAAGCAGACTTTTCTTTAAGCCTAGCTAATATTGTGATGATTGTAACTATGATAATTTCATTAGTAGGAAGTTATTATACATTAAATAGTAAGATTGCGATTCTAGAAATAGAAGTAGAAGAAGCCAAGACATTACCTCCTCAGAAAATAAGCGAAAAAGAAATTGACTTAAAGTTTGAAATACTACAAAACGAGATTAAAGACATTAAGCAAAACTTTAAACGCAAATGAAATACTTTACACTAGATGAATTTGATTCGCCTGATCTACCTAATAGTGGGATCAATATGGATGCTAACTTCCTTTCAATGCTTGATGATGCAAGACATATGGCAGACATCCCATTTAAAATCAATAGCGGATACAGAACAAAAGAGCATAATTCCAAAGTTGGGGGCAAAGAAAAGTCCTCACATCTTGTTGGTAAAGCAGCGGACATTTCCTGTTCAACTTCAAGAGAAAGATGGATTATCATTACAGCGTTACAAGATGCTGGATTTAACCGTATCGGAATCGCTAACAACTTCATCCACGTTGATTCTGACGAAAACAAATCACCTAACGTCATTTGGACTTACTAATACAGTTGGAAATACGTTATGGACAAGAAAAAATTCAAAGATACAAAAGTAGGTAAGTTTCTATTAGAAAAGATTCCTAATGTAGTTGGTTCAATTGCTGGAGATACAGCAGTAGGAAGCGTTATACAGGCTATTATAGGGGGTTCTGATATGTCTCAGGAAGATAAAGAACTTGCACTTAAAAAACTAGAACTAGAGCGTACCGAAATGGATGGCATCACCAAAAGGTGGGTAGCTGATTCCAAGTCTACAAGTTGGTTAGCTCAGAACGTAAGACCACTAACTTTGGCATTTCTTACAATATCGTTTATAATTGGCTGGTCATTACAATTAGAAGAACTAGAAACAGTAAAAGATTTACTACAAATAGTTTTTATAGGTTACTTTGGATCAAGAGGTGCTGAGAAAATAATGGGTAATAATAGACACAAATAAAATAAAATTTGTTTTTTTAAAAAAAAAGTTGTAACTTTGGTGGGTAGTGGGAAAATAACTACCTTAAATATTACATTATTTACTTTTAAATAAAATACAAATTAAATAAAATACAAGTAAAATAATTACTTTTAATTAAATTATTAGTAAATAAATTACTTGTAAATTAAGTTTTTGTAAATTAAGTTTTAAAATTAATATTAATCAATAAATTTTTGAATACAGGATAATTATGGAGGACAACACTATCAAAGAACTAGCCTTAAAAATAGCTTACGATTTTAACCAATCAATAAAACAAAGAACCGATTTACTTTTAGAGCTGGATTCAATAATGTACACTAACTTAGGAATTGATTCTCTTAGTTCTGAAAAACATAAAGTAAAGTCTGATAGTAAATACATCTATAAGCAAATAAAAGGTATTGATGAAACTTTAGGAAAAGAATTACTCCATCACCTAGATGCCTAAAAAACTAACAAGAAGCAAATTAATTAAAAAGCTAGATACTATATTTAGCAGATGGGTTAGACTTAGTAACTCAGTTAATGAAATTTGTACTTGTGTTACCTGTGGGAAAGAATCACATTGGAAGGATATTCAAGCTGGTCACTTTATAAGTAGAAAACATTATTCGACTAGATGGGATGAAAGAAATGTAAAACCACAATGTGTAGGATGTAATGTTTTTAAATATGGAGAGCAATACAAATATAGTTTATATCTTGGTAATAAGTTATCTAAAAAGTTACTTATAGAAAGTAGAAATATTATTAAATTTACAAATGCAGAGTTAGAAGATATGATAAAAGAATATACCGAAAGGTTTAATAAGCTTGTATAGTTTTTATAACATTTAACTATATATGATTTTGTTTTTGTTTTGGGGAGAAAGGGTAGAATTAATTTTTTACCCTTTTTTTTGTTTTGTTAAAAAAATGTTGTAAGTTTGTGTAAAACAATTTCATATGATAGATTATTTTAAACAAGAAAAGCAGTTAGTATTAGTAACAGAAGTTATTGATCTAAAAAAACAAGTAGACCATTATAAATCTTTAGTGGAAAACTTAAAACAACAACTTTATTTTTTAAACAACAAACAAAATGGACAAAACAATTAAACACATCAACCAAAAACTATTTAATCTTCAACAAGAGATAGGAGCAATTAGCAAAGATGCTAGTAATCCTTTTTACAAATCAAAGTATTTTGATATAAACTCTCTTATTAAACAACTTAATCCTTTACTTTTAAAACACAAACTTTTATTACTACAGCCTATTGAAGATAATATGGTAGTAAGTAGAATAATTTGTATTGAAAGCAATAGCGCAGTAAATAGCTTTTTAACTATTCCAGCTGTGAGTGATCCACAGAAACTAGGATCAGCCATTACTTATTTACGCAGATACACTTTATCAAGTCTATTAGGCTTACAAGCTGAAGATGACGATGCAAATGCTGCAAGTGGTAAAGGTACATCAGAACTAGAAAAGAAATGGTTAAACATTAACACGGTAGAGTTTACTAAAGCCATTGAGTATCTTAAAAATGGTGGGGACATTGAGGCAATTAAGGGCAAATACAAGGTTTCTAAGAAAATACAAGATGAACTCTCAAGGGTGTAAAATAAAAAGAGTATATTTAAAAATCAATTATAATAACTATTTAATCACAATTTATGGAAAACAAGTCAACAGCAATTTTATCAGGGAGTATCAATCTCTCAATGATAGACAAGTCAAAAATTATTAACGGTAAAAACGGACAGTATTTAAACATCACAATGATTGTGCAAAATCAATCACAGTATGGAAATAATGTTTGGATAACTCAAAGCCAATCCAAAGAAGAAAGGGAAGCCAAAGAAAAGACAGTTAGTCTTGGAAATGGAGCTGTCCGATGGGTAGGTGGCGAGGTTAAAGTAGCTGAAAGAGATGAGGTTACTAACAACCAACAAAATCCACAACGAGCAACAACTCAAGAAGTAGATTTACCATTTTAATTTAATGGGGGTTAATAGCCCCCTTTTTTATTTAAACAAATGAAGCCCATATTAAAGAAAAGAAAACTAGGCGAACCATTCCCAAGTGATTTTTGGAACTACACTTTAAATCCTATTTTAGGATACGAATACAAATCCAATCCAAGGGTTATGGAAGATGAGGAAAAAGGATACTATAAAACTTCACAACCAACAAAATGATAGCACAAGCAAAACAAATACAAAATAAAATACTAGATATAAAATATGGAAGGGTAAAAGAAGGCTTAGGTATTGACATTCCAGAGATAGACGAATACATTAGATATAAACAAGGAAACTTTAATTTATTGATAGGTCACGCAAATGTTGGAAAGACTACGGTAATTTGTTACCTGTTTACACTTTACGCAATAAAACACAATCTAAGATTTGTAATATGGTCATCAGAAAATACACCTCAAAGCATAGTTAGAAAGATAATTGAATTTAAAATGGGTATGCCTATTCACACAGCAGATGAAGATGAAATAGCAAAGGCTATTGTTTGGTGTGATAAGCATTTTAAAATAATAGATGTTGAAGACCTTTACACCTATAAACAACTTTTAAAGGAAGCTGCACAAATTAAAGAAGCTTGGAATTACGATGCACTTTTAATTGATCCTTACAATTCATTAGCAAAAGATCACCAGTTATTAAGAGCTGTAGGAGGTCACGAATACGATTATCAAGTAAGTTCTGAATTTAGAATGTTCGCTAAAAGACAAAACATTACAGTTTATTTAAATGCTCACGGAGTAACAGACGCACTAAGAAGAACACATCCACACGGACACGAGTATGCAAACCTTCCACAGCCTTTAGGGTTAGCAGGTGTTGAAGGAGGGGGTAAGTGGGGCAATAGGTCTGATGATGTGATTTCGATTATGAGATATACTTCTCATCCTACCGAGTGGATGTATTCTCATTTGCACGTACTAAAAGTAAAAGAAAATGAAACTGGTGGTAGATGCACACCATATGAAGAACCGATCAAATTAAGAATGTCAAGAAACAATGTTGGCTTTGAATTTATGGGTAGGGATATTCTACACGAAAAAAAACCTAAAGAAAAACTAATTTTTTAGATATGACTAAGGAAGAAAAGAGACAGTATTACAGAGACTACTATAAAGCTAATAAAGAAAAGCGCCTTGCTCAAAATAAAGCTTGGAAAGAAAAGAATAAGGAGCATATAAAAAACTACTACCAAGCCAATAAGGAAAAGCAAAATGATCAAGCAAAAGCTAATTACGAATCTAAAAAAGACGGACTCTTTACTGTGTACCTTTTAGTTAATGAAAACTATGTAGGGCAAACCAATTGTCTATGGAAAAGGCTTATTTCCCACAGAAACAAAAATGATAGAGATACATCTAATGTACAGATCATTGGAAAGTACAAGACCAGAAAACAAGCTAAGGAAATAGAAGCTGGCTATCACGCACGAGGATACTTAGGAGCTCACAATAATTTATAAATATGCAACTATATACATTTTTAGCAATCTATACTACAGTACTACTATTACTTTGTGCATTAGTTACTTTTTGGGCACAACAAATAAAAGCTGATATTATTATAAGTCCAATGGTTGGATTTGTTACAGGCTGTTTATATCACAAAGAAATATTTATTGAGGGGGGTATTGAAGTAAAATCTTACACAATACAAATTTTAATGGGAGTAATAAGTTTAAATGTTTTATGGGAGATACAAAATGGCTTGGAAGAGTAGCTGAAAGGCATCAAGAATGGATAGAGATAA